TCTTGAATTTTTGCTAAATAATAAAAACAAAATTGAAAATTGTTTGGTGAAGTTGTGCTTGATACACTTGAACTTGGTGTTGTGTATAAAAATACACTTGGGTTTAATTTTCTTTCAACATAATATTGTGATGGTGTACCTTTAGCTAATTTATTTGGTGTAGCTGAATAAGCTGATCTATCTATTTTAGTTAATGCAATATCTGCTGGTGCAGTTGCATCAGAATTATTTCGATAGTACGCTTCTAATATTGAATCTATATCTTGTGGAAAATTTGTTGAATCGGATGCAAAATTGTATTCTGCTTGACCTTCTACTAATGGAATCTTTGCAAGTTTAACTTTCCATAGATGAACACCTCTATTACCCCACTCTTGAAACATTATATTTAAAGATCTTCTTGCAGATCTTAATTGATAGCCAGTTCTAGTTCCTTGGACTCCAGTTCTTTCAAAAGCTTCTTCAATAATCTCATCTATCTGTGGATTAAATTCTGATTGTTCTGAAGTAGGAGCAATAGTTTGAGCAGCATTACCCATTCCTGGGTGAACAGTGCAGTAATAAAATAATACAGGAGCTCCTGTTTTTTTAACAGGTGCTACAACAATTGTTGTGTTTGATCCTGCTTGTCCTGATGTTCCTGTAGTAGTTACACCTGTTGTGTAAGTAGCAGCAGGACTATTATTAGGATTTGTAGAAAATGCAAAAATGTGTGTATCATTAGTGCTATCAGAAGTGTCAAAGATATATGTATTACCTTCTTGTAAATACAAGATAGGGGTTAACTCGCCGTTAATATAATACCTATTACCGGTTCCATATTGGGTTGTACCCGTTGCTACGGTTACTGTGTAAGTTATGGTAGCCATTTAAACTCCTAACCAAATATTACTGTACAAAATGTAACTGTACTTGCGATTGTAACCTTAATACTTGTTGCACATCTAATACCTGTGCCTGGAAACTGAATGTATTCTGTCATACCGGCTCCATTAGTATTGTCAGTAGCTCTAACTTTAAATGTTGCTACATCTGTGGTGTCATCTTGTAAAGTAACAGTGCTTTGTGCAAGGTTAGGTTCTTTATTAAGATAAAGACCTACAATTCTACCTGGTCCTGCAAATATAGTGTGTGTTGCAACAGTATGTTTTTGAACCGCTTTTACATCTACTGGATATGTACTCATTTATTCTCCTTAAAATTATTTGTGGGGCCAAAGCCCCACATTAATTATTTATTAGTCAGTATGATTTATTCCTTGTGAATAAACAATACATACTCTAGCTTTACCAGCACTTGATGCTGATCCAGATGGGACGTATTTTGCTGCAATACGAACGTCAGTTGTGCCAACGTTTTTCCACTCTGAACAAATAGCTGTTGCTCCAAGAGCAACTGTTCCTAGTGTTCCTACTTCAGCATTATCAATATATAAGTCTGAGTTACCAACAATACCAACATCTAATTTATTAGATGTTCCCGCATTGAAAGCTGTCTCAACATTAACAAAAATATTTTTAATGTGTGATTTAGCAGGGATTACCACTGTTTCGCTTGTATCAGTTGTATCACTATTTGAGATGTGAAATGATTGTACCATTAACACATGTCCCTGATTAGCAACATCTGAACCGACTGTAGTTCCCGTTGTGTCTTTAATCGTTCCCGCTTTTATCGGTCCCGAAAATGTAGTTGTAGCCATAATTATCCTCCTAGTATAACGAACATAGTCTCTAGGCCGTCGACTATACGCGTCTATGTTCTGATTAATTGTATAGTATTTTGAATATACATAAAAAAAGGGGCGAAGTAAATACTCCGCCCCTTAATATCTGTTTAAGCTGTATTAGTCGGCTTAGTTTGATCCTGATGAACCAAATACACATCTAGGGTCTGAGAATCCAAAAGAATATCTCTCTCTAGCTTTGTATCTGACGTTTCCAGTATCAAAGTCACCTTCCATAGCAGTTCTTAATGGTGATCTGACAAAATGCTTAAAGCCATTAGGTGCATCAGTGATGATAAAGAAAGCGTTGATATCATTTAAGAAATGATTCACTCTGTAGCCTTCTGGTATCATATTCATGTTATTAATAGCGTTAATGTCATTGTCAGCTGTTCCAACTCTTAATGGAGATTTTAAGATTCTCTCAGCAGTGAATTGTAATTCTTTTGGAATTATCAATTTTCTTCCCTGCATAGCGATTCTTAGTCCTCTCTCATCAATGTAAGCAGCAATTTTAATAAGTGCATCTTCTAATGAAGTTTCACTTAAGTCTGCTTGAGTTGTGAAAGTGTTCACCAAGCTTGTACCAGACACAGTTGGGTGATCTGTAGCACAAAGAGGTTTACCGTCACCTCCTAATTGTGATGTACTAAACGCACTGTTTAGTATTTCAGCACCTTTTACTTGTTTGGTATTAGCCATTGAACGTGCTAACGCTCTTGCGTAACGATTACCAAGTCTATCATATAGATTGTCCTCAATTGCTTCCTCAGTAATTGCGAATGCTAGCGCTACAGTTTGGTGCGTGTACCTTGCAGTAAACGCTTCTTTCGCGTCGTCGAAAGTTACTGAAGCACCTTCTGCTTTAGTAGCTGCGCTACCAAAACCTGAAAGCATTACTTCTTCTTCGAAAGCTCTGTCGGATGTTTCTGTTTGAAAGATCTCAGCAGTCTCGTTTTCGTACCTGTCGTACTCCAGTCCAAATAGTGCATTTAGACCGGGCTCTAGTTCTTTAACTAGCTGCGCTCGTGATATTGCCATGTTATGCTCCTATTACGTTAGACCTACAGTACCAGACTTGTACGAGTGGTTATTGATTACTACTAAAACATTTACACCTGAAGCAGCTGCAATATCAGAATTGTTTGGATCCTGAGATATATCTACTGCTTTTAGTACAAATGTAGAAGATGAATCAGCTGTTGCAACATCTAGACTCTCTCTACCTTGACCAGATAATGTATCACCTGCAGTCGCATTTATTTTGTAGTTAGCAAATAAATGAGAAACCGTGAAAGTTGCGTCCGCATTAACTTCGAACACAACATCTGGGCCATCGATAACTTGAGCCATAATGTCGTTAGCTGAAATGCTTCCAGGATAGTAGTTCTTAAATGTCGGCTTCTGAGACGTTGGATCAGTGTAAAACACCCCATTGAAAACACCTACTACAGGATTGTCAGTTGCTCCAGCTCTTTCGATTGTACCGTCAAGCTTAGTTTTAACCAAGTCACCTTGAAATACCGCAGTTGCATAATTTTTTGCAACACGATATCTGTTTTGTGCTCCATTGTAGGGAGTTCCATCTAACTGTCTAGCTGCTCTCAGACCGAAATTGCCTGTATCATTTGCCATCGTTATTGTCCTCTACTTATAGTTGTTAATTTACTTTGAAGTGATAACAAAAAAATTATTTTTTCGATCCACCACCAAAGGTCACCCGTGACTGCCTTTCAATATTGATAGGCATCTCAGGTCGCTGCTCCTTCATAAGATCATTGTCTACCGCTTGAATCTGTTCTCGAGTTTTAGTCTCGAAATAGTCCTTACGTGATTCCATGACCTCTTCCGGTATCCTTGCAAGCAAATGGCCGCCAACCCCGATGATCCCTTTATGTTTGCCTTCCTGTATTGTTGGATAGTCATGAGGGCCAATCTCTTTTACGATTTGTTCAGCTCTCACAAATTCCCAACCTTCCCTTAAAGCTTTTGAGACGTTTGCAGAATCCATGAAACCCATAGTTTCTGCTCTAATCCATCTCTGTACTAAGCCCTGTGGTGCAGGCGGAGCATCTAGACTTGATGGAGGAGTCCAATCTGTTTTTCGTTTTGTTTTAGAACGCATCTCAGACTCGCGCGATGACGTTGTATTATTTTTTGTTTCCATAATATCTCCTATTTAACGTATTTCGCGTATTCCTCTAGTGGCACCCCTAATTTTTTAGCTATCGCTACCTGTGATTTGGTGAGTCTCACAGTCTTGCGTCCACCTTGGTTACGCATTGCAGGTGCAACAGTCTGGACGGGTCTTCGTTGCTCCTGTGTTTGTTCAAATTTATTAGGAAAATAATTCCTAATACGTTTGTCCAATTGATTATAATACTCATCTGAGTCTCCTGCAACCCCACTTGCGATCAAATTCTTATGAATTGCAATCGCTGCATCATGCATAACTTCGTCCTCGTTAAACCAAGCATTATCTTCTGCCCATCTTTGGGCTTTGATACTTGGCTGTGGTTGAGTGCTCATTTGAGGCGGAACAATGTCTTCTTGAGGTTTTTTAGCCTCTTGTTCCTTCAAAAACTTAGTTTGTGCTAATCTTTCTTTTTCGATTGCTAACTGAGTAAGTCTTTGATTCGCATCAACAATTGATTTTGCATCTTGTCCTTCAATTGCTTTTTGCAATAGAGTATTAGCTGCAACTTCATCTGTTTGAAGTCTTTTCTCAAATTCAGAAAGATAATTTTCCTCCATTTTAGGATATTTACTTTTGAATTGTTGAATTTCATTTTTTAAACCTTGAGCATATTGCAAAGCAGCTTCTGCTCTTCTGTCAGATTCTCTTCTTTGCCTTGTAAGTTTATTTATTCTTTTTTGAACATTATCGGATGCTTTACCTAAATCAAAATTGTCATCAACTTCTTGATCTTTTACAACATCAATTGGAGTTTTATCCCTATTGATCTCAGCTCCTTCTTCTTCGACCTGTTCTTTTTGTAAATTTACTTCTTTAGGTTCAGGTTGTTCTTTTTGTTCACTGACTTCTATGATTTGTGATTTCACATCATCAGTATCTAAATCGACTTCAACATCCCCTTTATTTATTTCCGTGTTTGCCATTTGTCCTCCTAGTATAAATGCAGTATATCCTCTGGATTACTGATAGTTGCGATGATTTCATCATCGTTTAGTATTCGAACTTCAGCGCCTTCTATTTTGAAACGTGATCCAGCATATCTACCAAAAATAACCCAGTCTCCCTTTTTGCACCATGGACCACTTGGAAATTTCCAAGTATCTCTGTACGCTAAAGGGCCAACTTTAAGAACATAAGCACAAACAGTTGTCATTTGAATTGTTTCATGCGTTTTATCTGAAAGAATAACACCACCTTTGGTTTTTTTAGGACCACTGTATGGTAAAACTAGTATTCTGTACCCAGTCGGTTGAGGTAATCTATCAAGAGATGACTTATCAATCGCTTTTGGGTCTAAAAATAATTTTTTTACTTCTTCTTCTGATTTGTACGCATTAAGCAATCCCGCTTCATGCTTTGGTACTTCTTTGGTTTGTGTCTTCATCTGGCTCCTGTTTCTTCAGCAGGTCTGTTAAGTCCCTGAGCAGATCTTCATTTGATCTGATTTGTCCTATTATATACTTATACTCCTCAATCGTGTCAACACCTAATTTTATCTTTTCAGTAAGAGCTTCTATTTTAGGTTTAAGCAGTTTACTTTGAATATATTTTATTGTGTGGTAGTCCATTAACGTTTATATTTATCTCTCCAGTATTGTGCTCTTTCTAAACGTCTAATTCGATATTCAAGATTGGTTTTTTTGTAAAATAAACTCATTTTTAAAAATCCTAACTTGATTTTTAAATTTTCTAAGAATTTACTTAACATTTCCAACGTCTTCTTGCTTGTCTAATTCTTGAATTTGGGTCGTTTCTAGTTTTAGCACTAGATCTTTTTAACTGACCAAGGGACCTAGCGCAATAACTTTTTCTTCTTTTTGCTGACTTAGATCCAGCTTTAACTTTACCAGTTACAGCTGTTTTTAACTTAGATCCTGGGTTTTTCTTCCTGTAAGCCATGACACCTTTTTGTGTCATTCCAGCTCCAGATTTTGTAGAACGATAATTTCCAGAAGATTTTCTTCTTGTAGGCATTCCACCTTTTGAATATCCCATTATACCACCTTTTCTTACAGGTATACCAAGAGTTTGTTCTCGATGCCTTTTTTTATCTTGCTCCATTTCGTGTTTACGTTGTTTTAAAAATTGTTGGCGACCGATATCATCTCTCATTTTATTGTAGATATCAAATTCTTTCTCGGATGTAGATTTCATAGAATCTGCTCCACCACCTTTAAAAGCTTGTTTTAATGCATCACTCATACAATCCTCATTCTTGTTTGATCTATAATACCACCCATTTTTGCAAATGTTTTTACGTTTGTTGGCTTACCACCAACACCTTGAGATTTACTTCTCTTTCTCGCAACAGCAGAACGCCTTTGCGAGTCTGTCATTCGGGCGGCTTTTGCAGCAGGGACGCATTTGGGGTACTTTCTTTTTGATCCAGACGCAGATTTTCTTCCACACTCTTTGAATCCCCCACCTTTTTTCTTTGAACCTATATCTACCCATTTTTCATTAAACCATTTTGTTAGTCCACCGCTTTTCATTCTTGGAACACAGTTTGGCACAAGTTTGCCACCTTTTTTCTTCATGCCCTTTTGCATATATCCGTCCCAACATGTTCCTTGCTTAGACATATTTGAATTTAGTTGTATCTATTACACCACCACCTGCTTTACCTGCTGGTTTTGGTCCTTTAAAATCTTTTCTTTTAAGACCACTTGGATCTTTTGCTTTACCCGCACAAATTTTAGAAGCGTAGGCGTTAGCATATGCTGAAGGATATACCTTAAATTTTCTTTTCGCGGCAGCTTTACCTCTCGGACATAATTTTGTCATTTCATCCCCTTTAATAAACTGCCATAGTATTTTCTGTATGATGGATTAGACAGTTTTTTTCCATCAACAGTTCCTGATATCATACTTCCGTGATATGGCTCCATAACTCCACCTTCTTTTTTACCATGAACGTTTTTTATCTTGCCTTTATTTGCAGATGCATAAAAAACAGACTCACCTTCTTTGGCTCCATACTGGTCTTTCATGGATTTCATAATTTTTTTACCTTTTTTAGTAAGTGGCATTATTTTTTACCTCCGTTACGGAATATTTGTGTTCCCTTTATACCATAAATACTTGCAACGACAAGGATCCACAAATTTGTGAACCATGAAGGGAGCTGCGAAAACATGTCGAAGAATAATTTTACCTTGTCCATCGCTGTTGGATCGTCTGATACGACTGCCCAAGCGAGCACCAGCACGGGCAGGCTCAAAATTATAAGAACTGCCTCGTCTTTCCAGTCGGATTGTCGAGCTTCTAAAAGTTTTCCTTGGTAAGCTTCTTTTCCCTCGGCCATTTTTTGAGCATGCATAAGTTGTGCATCAGACATTGCCATTTTTGTACGTTGTTTATTGGCGTAAATTTTACTTCCAGCAGAAACTGCTAATTTAATTGCGCTTAACCACATTTTTATGCTCCTGTATTAAAAATTTTGCTTTCGCTTTTCTTCTTATACTAAGGTATTTTAAGATTTCTTTCAATATGTCGATTGCAGGTTGATTTCTGACCCTCCAACGGTAAGAAGTCTTCCAATGTTTCTTTCTAGGATTGATTTTTGTAACATGACCAACCATAAAAAACTTTTTCATTGATAAAATAACGTCTTCATCTGTCATTTCACAAGAAATTGTAGGGTAATAAATTTCTCCACGGTTTTTTTCCATGAAAAAACTGCCTTCGCCGTCTAAAATACCGGCAAAATAAGCTATTTTATTTAACCCCGACAAATTTTACACCTCTACCTTTTTGAACGGCTCCTACACCTTTAATTCCATCTGGTCTAAAAGGACATTTTCCATGTGAATTAGGTCCTTTTTTTGGTGGAGGTCCAAATCTTTTTCCTCCTGAAAGTCCACCACGTTTAAATGATTTAGCTTTTTGAAAATCAAAGCCCATATAATATGGCATCACTGGTTGCCTAGCTACAGCTGGTTTAGCAGCTGTTGTTACAGGAGGTATGATTTTTTTAGGTTTTGGGTCCATACCCCTATCTGGTTTATCCTCTGTTCTTTTACCATAACCTGCTTCTTTAACGTATGCTTTTCCTTGAGGTGAATTAGGCTGCAATGATTTTCCGGTCGTTTTGTAATGATCTCGATACAAACCTTTTTGTCTAGAAAATTTTTGTCTTCCTTTGTAATTTGCGTAAGTAGCTAAATTTATTGCAACAGATAAAGGCCCTACATTTGGAAGAGGTTTTTCAAAAGGAACATCTTTTGGATCGTTAGGTGGCCTATTTGTTTTAGTATCACCCGCACCCCCCTTCGTTGTTCTACTTCCTCCATAATATCCAGAACCTGGACTAAATCTTGAGTGTGAATGATCAGAACCAGTATTACCAGTATTGCCAGTATTACCAGAACCCATCCCAGTTGCACCTGCACCTAGATCTTGGCCACCTTTAGCTTTTACAACTTTTTTTAAATTTACTTTATTTTTTTTCTTCACGTGCTTTATCCTGTAATATTTTTAATCTACCTCTTTGAACTTCTTCTTGTAAGTTTAACTTATCTTCTGCAATTATTTGTTGAGATTCAAATTTATTTGTTTCAACATTTAATCTATCAGCAGTTTCTTGAGCTTTTCTAGAAATGTCT